TCTGCCGTTCTCTAGTTTCACGCACGTGTAAACTTCGACATCATCAGTATGTGTACCTTTTGTTTCGTCGATACCTGTGTTAGGTGGTGTCTTCGGGACATCAAAACCTAGTACATCTCGACTTATCAATTCCTTTGTAACTATTTCTAGGACGTTACCATTTCCATCTCTATTGACGACATACCTATTAAGTGGGTAGTTCTTAATCCCATCTTTACCCATATATAAAAGAGCATTACCACCAACAATTAAATGTTTAAGTGCTTGATGTATTACTACTCTGTCATTTGATGCAGCAACATAGTCCATGACCATCCGTTCCATCTTGGATAAAGAAAGGTCAAGTTCTGACCTCGCTTCTGTTGGTAACTCTTCACCTAACTTATCTTCTCTTACCTGAAACTTAAAGAAGGTTCCTTGTGGAGGTAGGATTGCGAGCATTAGTTTTGCCGCAAGTCCTACTACACATTTAGAACCAACTGATTGCCAAGGTATATTGAGAGTCTCGTGTGTTGGTCTTGAAGATGTATCGTCTTGAATTAAATAAGGTAACGTGAGCTTTGAACAATCAACGGCTTTGTCTAGGAATTGTCTTCGATCTGTTACCAGTTGATTGTATCTCTCACGAGCTAACATTAATTAAGTCCTCCGCTTTGAGCAGAGTTATTCTGTGGGTTCACATTTGGATCTAGGTCAACTCTTTGGTCACCTGTTCCACTTTTATATTGACCCTGATTTTTCTTACCACGATCCTGCTTAGCTTTTCTCACCTTAGCATTCATATCTTCTTTCTGAACTGGCTCAGGTGGGGGTGCTGTAGGAGCAGGAGGTAATGGTGGTGGGGGTGCTGGTGGTAATGGGGGTGGTGGCGGCGGAGTGCCTCCTCCGGGTAAACACATTAGATTTCGTCCTCTTCTATTGATTTGATAAAGTCAATTACACTAGCTTGTCCAGCTCTATACATAATTGATTCGATTGGTTCTTTGGGATGGATAGGTTTCCACCCGAAGTTCTGTTCTAACTTCTTTAATAACTCATCAAGTCTGTCGTTGTGCAGCTTAAGAGTACTGAGGGAGATTGACATTCGAGTGTTCAAAAAATGCAGGCATTCTTGCTGCCTTGGTCTGAGAAAATTCTGGTGCTTTGCCTTCGTACATAAGTCGATCGCTCGCATCTAGCCAAAATTTTTTGTCCAAATATCTATCGGCACTATTCTTAAGTGGTTCCATTATCCAATTAATAGTTGCCTTTCTTAGCTTGTCTAATGATTGGCTAGGCTTTAGTCCTAACTCCAGTGATACCAAGGAGTTACAAGCCACGTGGACTTGTTCATCCCTCGAGATATCAGCCGAAATTGTGCGCAAGCCTGCGTCACCATTGAATCTGAAGAAAGGTAGTATCACAAAGAAGATTGCTCTCTCTGCTACTAGTGCTTTTAATATTGTGTGATCTGGATGTTCCTCCCACGCTGCACGTAAGCGTAATGCTTCGGCTTCAGCTTTTTCATTTACGCCGTGTGCTTTGGTGACGTAGCTAAGAGCAAGGTCATGTTTGATCTCGTCCTTAACGTTCGACTCTAGAAGTGCTCTGGCAGAGTCGGGAACATTCTTATCAAGTGCTTCCGTAATGAAGGTACCAACTGGTAGCTCCATATGGCGTATTGCAAGACAACGGAAGATGGTTTCTTCTGCTCCATCTTTTAGCTCTCCTTTAGATGTTTGTACGGGTGTCCAAGATCTTTTCCGGGACAGTAGTTTTATATATGGGTTCATTGCTGACAATCACATCCGATTTCATCTGGTTTATTACTCATTATTTCTGCTAAGTAATCTTCAACTGAGGTATCTTCTAGTGCTGCGTAAGCATCTGTCTTATCCTGCGTATCACTCATTACTTGTAAGGAATAATAGAGAGAAGTTTGTGGTGATTTCAACCACTCTTCTATAAATGCCTCATCGTATGTCACCATGTCACTCCAAGAGTTGAAGCTATAGCCATGAAGCAATCCTGTTCTATCGAGCATGATCATTATCTGATCTGCTACTAATTTATAACTCTCCCATCCGACTTCAGATGCGATCTCGACGTCGCCATATTTAACTTGCTCAACACCAAACGTACCTGAATCTCTATCAACAACTCTGCTAATAGGAGGTGCTATTTCTGGTGTACTTGTATTACCGTTAAGGTCTCTACTTCTGTAAGAACAACTAGCAGTTGGAGCTATAGCGAATGCTCTTTCCATGTTGTTCTCTCGAGCTATGTTAGCTGCTTCTTGTATGCCGAGTAGAAGTTCACGAGCAGCTAACCCAGCGTACCCTTCGTAAGGCTGAGCATCATTAGTTGCTTTCAGCGCCTTACCGAACTCGGCATATGTAATATTGTTTTGAGCTAAGAAGTTGGCTAAGCCAAGCATTCCTAGTCCTACCTGTCTGTCATGTTTTGGTTTGAGATACTCTCCAGACTCTCCAACACCTGTCCTGCCATGGAGGTCGCACAACTCGGACATGCCTTCACGGAAAGCCGGGCGTAAGTCGCCGATTCTACAGGCACCGAGATTGATATGTTGGAGTAAGCATGTGCCTCGTGAGGGCAAGTAAACCTCAAGACAGACGTTCGATCTGATCCGTTTGCCATGTCTATCATGTTTTATTTTACTGAGCCAGATGTCTCCTCTAGCAATCCCTCTAATAATTGCTTCCTTTGTTCCAGCTTCTGAATCACGCCAGAGGTCTCGGGTGAGGTTAACACATCGTTTAATCCATGGGAGTTCTTCTCTGGGGACTTGCACGAAGTCAATAATATCGGCGTGGTTAATATCAAGATGGGCAACCACCGCACCATTTTTATAGGTGCCACCTCTTCTAAGAATTTCATTTAATGTTGAGTAAATTTTTGCGAATGAGACGGGTCCTGATGCAACGAGAGTATCAGTTCCCTTAATTGTTTTTGTTCCTTGGGGTCTAAGGTCCGACAAGTGGACCGCAACTCCTGCTCCATATCTGAGAGCATGCGATACAAATCGCCAGCTCGCTTCGATTCCATCAGTTCCTTCCATTGAATCTTCAACTTTGAAGATTGTGCATGATACGGGTAGACGGGTAGTAGGATTTTCAATCCATGATTGGACTCGACCAGTCCTTGCAATTTTGTTAGCCATTTATATGAGTGAATGTAAGTTTGGTTTTTTATAGTTAGGTCCTTTTAATATCTTTCCGTCTTCTCTTAGTATTGGTTTACCATCTTCACCTAACTTGGAAAGATTGCTTTCATGTATTAGTGCTAATGCTCTATCAAGATCCCAACCCATATTGGCAGCGTATTGATAGCAGACATACACAAGGTCGGCTAACTCTTTAAGACATTCCTCCTTGTAACGGTCTGATTCTCTAAACAACATACCTTCAGCTTCAATAAACTCAATGAACTCTTCTCTAATTAAGTCACGTTGATAGGTTCTAACTGGTTTACTATCTGAACTTTGAATGTTGTATTTCTTTCTAAATTCCCTTGCTTGTTCTTGATTCGATTTCATTGAGTAAATAATGGGCAGCTTTTTTTAAATCTTTTAAGTCGTCATCTTTATATCCAGCACGACATACGTATTTGATTACATTTCCAAGGTGATAGTTCAGGGATTGATCTCTAATGAAATCCCATACTTCTATGTTCCCTCTCTGGTAGTATTCAGGACCTTCGTTTAATTTCGTATTCATTTGGGGGTGTCCAAAGTATTGGTTCTTTAGTGTCATAGTCGTAGTCACTTGTAGTTAGTATCCTTGCGAGTCTTGCATTAGTTAATGCATCCTCTTCAGTCATCTCTTTCTCTACAAAGGTTTCAACTACTGCTTTCCATGTGTATCCTTTTTCTTCAAAGATTTTCTCTGCTTTCTTAACTCCTATCCCGGGAACTCCTGCGTAACCGTCAGTGTTATCGCCTGCCATGCTCTGAATCAGATGCCATCTTGCTCCTTCGTCTGAAGTAATCTCTACAGTTTCTTTAAAGTCATATAGTTTCCCGGGAATCTGTCTCATGTCCTTATCTGGAGAGACAATAATGTTTCCGGGATATTTTGTAGCGTAAATGCCTATAGAATCATCAGCTTCGAGTGTATCTTTGAGGATAACTCTGTATTGTTTCTTAAGTTCCTGTATGACCCTTTTGAATCCACAGGGCTTTTTTCTCTGTCGATGACCCTTGTAATCGGGCAGAATTTTTTTCCTAAAATTATTAGGGCTTGTAAAAAATAAGATCATCTCATCGTCAAATGATCCTAGTTCGTTTTGGATTCTATCTAAATCTCTTTTTACGCATTTCATAGCGTCAGAGAAATTAGAAGTAACAACTATAACGTCATCTCCGAAATCCATCTCTGTTTCTGCTGATGC